CCCCGAGATGTTATAATTTCCATTAGACAACACCAACGATGGTTCACCAAAAGATGCTGGATTATATCCAATACCAGTTCCTGTGTTGAATGTTGTATCAACTGAACCGTCAGAGTTTAATCTAACCAACCCACCTACTGCTGTTCCATTATAGTTATCAAATACACCAGTAACAAAATATTTTCCATTTGTTTCTGTTATATCCAATACGAATCTATCACCACCAGTAAATCCACTACCAACATTGAAAGTTGCATCATAAGTTCCATTTGAATTTAATCTTGCAATATCTCTTGAAGAAACACCACTATAAGTTAAGAAATTACCACCAATCATTATTTTATCATCTGATAATACTGTCAATCCATATACACCAAGAAATCCACCAGCAGTTACACCTGATGTTGGGAAAGTTGAATCGATAATACCAGCAGTTGTCAATCTAACAAGACCTCCAACGGATACTCCACTATATGAAGTGAATAATCCACCTGCCAATATCTTTCCATCACTCTGTTGTGCTAATTGATATACAGTGCTATTTACTGAACTTGGAGATGAGAATGTAGAATCGATTGAACCATTTGTGTTCAATCTAACAACACCTGCTTTTGATGCTCCACTATAAGTAGCAAAATCACCAGCAGCAACAATCTTTCCATCAGATTGAACCAATACTGACCATACTGTCGCATTGAAACCAGTTCCGATTCCAAATGATGTATCCAAAGAACCATCAGTATTCAATCTTACCATTCTGTTTCTTGCAGTTCCATTATATTGTGTAAAGTTTCCTCCAACAATTAACTTACCATCAGATTGAATTGCTAATGCAGTTGCATTACCATTGAAACCTGTTCCATAAACGAATGTATCATCAACACTGAAATCAGCATTTAATCTGATTATTCTATTTGCTGCAGTTGAACCATAAGATGTGAAATAACCCACATAGACAATTTTTCCATCAGGTTGTTCTATCATCATTTCAGGGTTGGATGCTCCACTCTGCCAAGCACTCAATGTATAACAATCGAAGTCAGGATCAGAAATTGCCATAGTCAAACTATCAGATGCAGTTAGAATTGGGGTTGGAACTTGAATCAAACCTGAAGAATATCTAGCACTTGAATATAATGTATTATTTACATAGGCGTCAATTTGAGCATCACCCTGTTGTAACATCATTTGAAATGTTCCACCAGGTGCACCTTTTTGATCATCTATGGTTGTATTTGTTCCACTAACAATCCCACCTGCAAAGAGGGGTAGGGAACCACTTGTCACTGACAATGTGCCAGTCACGCTACTCGGTGTGGATATCTTTGTGATAACCGCTGAAGCCGAGGTATTTGCGATTGAAAAACTCATATTTTTATTTTTTTTTATTTATCTGTTTATTGTCATTTATATATAAGATTCTATCAATTCGATATGTCCATCCATATACGATACGTCGTGGATCATACCCAATTCTTCATCTATTTCATCCATTAGATTATAGAAGTCATCAACCAATATTTCAGCTTGTTGGAGTTGTTCCTGACTAGCCTTCTTATCTTCCAAAACTTTCTTCTCTATTTCAAATACATTATCAGCGATTTGTGCCGCACTTCTGATCATACCAGCAGTTTCCTCATCAGGATTCATGCTAATCAAATGTTCGAACGTTCCTTGAGCACCAGGACAGATATAAAAATATTTGGTCATATAACCCAATACATTCATTTCACTAAAAAATACTGGTTCAACAATTAGATCCTGTCCCAATACAATAGGGGTGCTTGGAACAACCACCTTAGAAGCACATTCTCTGTAGGCTTGTTTATATTCAACTCCTCGAGCTCTTTTTCTTGCGATACATCTACCTAACGCTGACTCCTCAGGAATCCCGCCATTGTCAAATTTACCCCACCATCTATAATATTCTTGATACGCATTGAGACAATATCCCATACGTTCTTTCATATACGGATAAATCTCTCTCATCTTAGAATTAGATGAACAACGTTTTAGATAAGTCCCCCTATTTTCTTTCTTTCGAGGTTGGACAATGAACTTATCCTCTTTCTCCTCTTTCGACATTTTGAACTTTTCCAACTGGCTGTAGCAAACTGCCAGTCGTTGTTCTATGGAAGGGAACTCATCAGCAACTTTACCAACGCATCTCGAGATGAACTCGTTGTCCGTTTCCTGTTCGTTTTTGGTAGGTAATGGCATTATTTAACTAAAGATTTTAATTTTTTATTTTCTTGATGAAGGTCATCTATCTTCTTCTCCAATTCTTGTATTTTTATATTCAATGATTCGATTTCTTTTTTCAAGTCATCAATAATCTGAGAATAAACAGATATGGCTAACTCCAAGTTTTTTAGGACTTGGTTGTCTGTCTCTGCTGTAACTTTTCTTTTTCCAACAAACCAACCAGCTATTGCTGTTAATGCGTTTGATATAAGTAATAGTATCGTTTCGTTCATAATATCAAATTACCATCCACAACAAGCCCAAGTGGGATCACTGTAAATTACAGAGGTTAATGGGCCTGATCCAGGCCCAACATTCAATCCTTGATAACGAGGGCCATTATTAAGATGAAGTCCGCTAAAGTAGTTTTTACCCAAGTGAGGTCTCATACCATCTGTGCTCGTGTAGCTGTAAACCGCGGGATAATTAGATGAATTAAAAATTATCTCTTCAATCATTCTTCTCTCGAAAAATTGAGACCTGTCATCAGCTCTGGTTTGCATATATTGCATCTCACTTATGGTGATGGTCTTTTCAGAACCATTAACAATACCATTATTCTTTATTCTCATAAAGATGGATGGTAAACATTCTGCGTAAGCTGCCCAAATTAACAATGGTTGACAGAAATATTGAAGGAAATTATTATTGATTGTTGTCAAAGTGCTAGTTTGAACTTGATTCAACAATTCAACGTAATAACGTCGTCCTAGTATGTATTCTAACTTGGTTTGTTGGACTACGCCAATGAAAGGTAGCAACACCGCAGAGGTTACGTTTTGGTCAATATCAGTAAAATTCTTCAATTTTGTTTCTGATACTAAAAGAATATTTTGTGGAACTAATGCTTGAGACATATTATATTTGGTTTTCTTGGATTGTTTCGTCTTTTACAACTCCAACATTTTCATTTTTATTTATATCTATGGTTGGAGCCGCATCTTTCATCGTTACCATCTCGAATTGTTTGATTTCTATTTGAGTTGGAGCACCAGCATCTCTGATAGTTAATAACTTTTCAAATACAGATTTTATTTCAGTTTGAAGTGGTTTGATAACCAAGTTTTGAAAGTGGTCTTGTGCTTCCAAATGGTCAGCTGTTCCCAACTTACCAGGTGTCATAATACCTAATAATTCAGGTGAAGATAATTGGTGAGCGGTCAAGATCGCTTCTTGAACCATTGAATTTAATTCAACCCATAATCTATCAGAACCATTGTGTTGGATTGGGGTAATTTCAGGTGCTTGTTCCTTACCATCCGAGAAGGTCAACATCAATTTACCACTGACATTAGAACCAGCATATTTGCTAACAAGTGTGTTGTAAATTTCTTCCCTCTGATCAGGATCAGGAATACCACTATTCAAAGCAATAAATAACGATGGTGATAGACCATTCACAATGTTATTGAAATGCCAGTTGAATATTTCTATCTGTGTGGATATAGCAGTTGCTCCACCCCAATATGAAGGGGTTGGATAATAGTTATTACCAGCTGAGTGTGTGGTATAATAAAAAACCTGTGAAGGTTCTTCATTTTGAATGTCGAATGCTGGTAACTTTCTTGGAACAAACTTTTTAGGGAATGCCCAATCTGAACTATAATAGAAATTATGGATTCTATCGTGGAAATCAGATTTTTCTGCTCTCAATTTGGAGAAGTCCATATAATACATATCGAATCCCATATCCCTATCTTTTCTCCATACAACATTGATGGCAAACCCACCATATAATATAAAATCGAGACACGCCTTATCCCATATATCATACACTTTATCACCGAGGCTATTTGCCATCAATAACCTCTGATTATCCCCTAATTTCAATGATATTGATTCACCCCTTGTTCCATACCACTTTGATGTAATGGCGGCTCTGTGAGTCGGAGAAGTGTTGTATAGACGAATTAACTCTTGAGCGGCCAAGTTTGCGACCCCATAGTAAACCCAGGGAGTTCTTGTGTTTATAATGAGGTTTTCCTCAATCAAGGGAACCCTGGCTGTTGCGAAGTCGAATACTTGTAAAAAGTCTTTATTTTGTTTTATTTGTTCGTCCATAATTATAAATATACTATTTTGTCAATTGCATCATCATTGGTTTATAGTTGTTCCTGATGGACAATAATAACCTGTCCATTCAATCAATGGTAAGTCCTTTACCCAAATATAATCTACATTGGTGCAGAACTCCATTTCTTGAGTTGATATAATCCAATTAGCGTTAGCATCTTGCACGGGGTTAAAATAACTATCTGTTGTATATAGTTTACCTTCTACTGCTTCTTTCTCTATTACTGATAATAATCCTACTAACATTTTAATATGTGTTTCTTCCTAATGAAGTTTGATACGTGTTTATTATACTTGATAGATTAACTATTTCAGTATTTGTTAAACCTGAAGCCATCAATGCAAATGCATATCTGTTGGAGCTATAAAAATCTATAGTAGCACCTCTCTGAGCTCCAATGACCAAGTTTCTATTACCATATTGAATAGCTTGGTTTGTAGTTTGAGTTGCAATACTTGATCCATTTCTATATAAAATTCTATCTGTTGAACTCCTCACAGAACCTATTGTCATACCTGATGCCGATGCTTGTGATGTTGTTTCAACTCTAGCATTAGGATAATCACCAGAATCAAATAGAGTATTATTACCAGATCCTGATGTTCTTTTTGCTGTGAGATTCCACATATCAGTCAATAATGTAGCATCTTGTGCGACACCCATATCGTAAATTCTATCTCCAACTGTTCCTTGCAAATTGACATAAATACCTAAAGAAGAAGTATTACCATCTCCAATTCTTGTCAATGGATTAAAATTAGTATCTGCATATCCATTTGTTCCATTAGGTTGCATACCACTTGAATTGTGAGTCCATCCTCCATTGAATGCCAAAGTATTTCCAGATAATGGATTTTTAGCGTCCAAACAATGTGATCCAGCAACTCCACCCAAAACAGGATAGAAAGAATATATTTTATCCCATAAATTATTAGAGAATAAAGATGAGAACATTGTTATTGTTGCCGCTGATGCAGTTGCATCAACTGTTCCACCTGATGTCACAACTGTATTGAGATACAACTGAGCTTGAGCAAGACCTTGCGGAGGAGTTGTAGATGGAGTTGGAGTCATCGTTGGACTGGAAGTTACCGTTGCAGTATTAGTTGGTGTAGATGTTTGGGTTGGAGTATTTGTTGGAGTCGGAGTTTTAGTCGGACTAGCAGTATTTGTTGGTGTTTGAGTTGCAGTATTTGTTGGAGTCGGAGTTCTAGTCGGACTAGCAGTATTTGTTGGTGTTTGAGTTGCAGTATTTGTAGGAGTTTGGGTTGGAGTTTGTGTTGGAGTAGCAGTATTGGTTGCTGTCTGCGTAGGGGTTTGAGATGCAGTATTTGTTGGTGTTTGAGTTGGTGTTTGAGTTGGGGTGTTACTTGCTGTTTGAGTTGGCGTAGAAGTATTGGTTGCTGTCTGCGTAGGAGTTTGAGACGGAGTATTTGTTGGAGTTTGAGTATTTGTTGGAGTTTGAGTATTTGTTGGAGTTTGAGTTGGAGTTCTAGTTGGAGTTGGAGTAGGGCATACTACTGGATAAGTAATATATCCTCCTAAATTCATACCTGATCTTGGGAATTTAATTCCCCCAAAATCAATTGAACTAGTTGTAGCAGCACTGAAATCAAATAAGTTGATAGCTGCTCCTACCCAAGTAGAACCTGATGACAAAATATTTACAGATTGTTCCATACTATGCCATCCACGTGATTCTCCTGATAAATTGAAACGAACATAGACAGTATTTATATCACTAAAATCTTGATATTGAAATATGCTGTAATTATTTCCGTCAGGAGCTGTTCCTAATACAACATATCCTCCACTCAATGAGTTAGATAAAACATAACCAGATTGGAATGTTTGACCCGAAGCCAAATATTGTCTTTCATAAACTCCATTATCAAACACAGGACTAAAAATAGCATCACTAACAGTGAATGATTCAGGACAAACTGCATTTGGAGTATTAGATGGGGTTGGAGTCGGAGTTTGCGTTTGTGTTGCAGTATTTGTTTGAGTTTGAGTTTGTGTTTGGGTAGGAGTTTGCGTTTGTGTTGCAGTATTTGTTTGAGTTGGAGTATTAGTTGGTGTTGAAGTATTAGTAGGAGTATTAGTTGGAGTGGTAGTTGGAGTTGCGGTTTGAGTAGGTGTTTGAGTAGGAGTTGGAGTTCTAGTTGTTGTTTGAGTAGGAGTCGCTGTTGGAGGATTTATCTCATCAGGAGCAAAAATAGTATTAGAATTTATTTCATCATTGGAAATAAACTCAAAATAATATTCATTTGTTGTATCCGCACTTACAACAATGAAGTCAGCAATACCATTTTCAACCAACTCGGTGGCTTGCAATGGATTCAGGTTACCTGAACCAAAGGGTTGGGCATACACATAATAATTATATTGTCCTTCATAAGGGAATGGTATCTGACCCACACCTTGACCTTCAACAAATTCAAATTGATTATATCTCGTTGGATGCGGTGATACATCAGGCAAAATGAATTTAACCTCTTGTTTGGAGAATATATGAACAAATTGAAATAGATATTCAGGATCGCAAACAGTAGTGTTCTGTGTGAGCGTTACAACAATCTTATTTAATTGGTTGGATTTTAATAATATCATCTGTGTATAAAATAATCACAGGGGATTTGACCCCCCTGTGATAAATATTTAGGATTGCACTGTCATACCTTGAACGACAGAAGCGATTGGTCCGCTAAGTTCATTCATAGGTAATTGCTCAAGAGCCTGAAGGGTTAGATTATAACCTTGTCTGTCTCCTAATGCAAGGCCAGTTACGTTAGAACCAGCACTTACGAACATTCCATACTCCTCACCTAATAAGAAGTAGGAACCATTGTTATCTTCAAAGATAACTGCCAATCTGAATGATTGTGCAAGGGTTTTGATGATATTACGCTTGTATTGTTCAAGTTTTGCAAAGAACATTGTCAATTCTTGAGTATAGAATACAGTTCCGTTTTCAAGTGATGCATTGATAGTTTCAGTCATCTCAGAAGTAGTTCTGATCAACTCGAAAGAATAGAATGTTCCTGTTCCTGAAATAGCTGTGATAGTGTCACCAGAGTTCTTTGTTACGGTTGCGATATTATCGTAATCAGTAATCCAAACTTTATTAACACCACCCGCATTGTCTCTACAACCAAGTGTGATACCAGCTGCTAAATTACAACTCATATTTTTTTATATTTAGTTTTTTTAGTTTATGTGTGGTAAAAAGGGGAGACAAACTCCCCCTTAATTATAGACCATTAGTTACAAAGAACTGAGGGAATGCGATTGCAGTTCCGATCTTCCAAGCTGACATAATTCTTACCTCTTGGAAATCTTGTGACCACCAGCTTCTGAAAGAATCTTCATCAGACATCAAGTCAACACCTACCATAAAGTATTGTTGAGGAGCAGCTGCGATTAAGTTAGAACCATTCAATCCTGGAACACCAACAACCTTGTATTTAGTTTGTGGGTGGAATGTTTCATATACCTGACCCAAAGTTGGTTCAGTGAAGTGGAAGTTGTTTACGTTTCTGATAGCAGTCAAGTAACACTTGAACTGTTGCTGAGACATAAAGATAACGATATCGTCTCTGTCATAGATGTTTCTATTCAAAGCATTTATGATGTTATCAACCTGAGTCAATACTCTATTAGCTTGTTCTACAGTTGAAGAACCAGTTACAGAACAAAGAGCTGTAGCACCAGTCAATTTAACAACACCAGCAGTGTTATTCAACAATTCAATGAAACCAGAGAAAGTTGAACTTCCTGAAGAAGCATTCCATACAATGTCTTCATTGTATCTTTTAATTTGTTTTGTCTGAAGGTCAACGATAGCCTGCTCGAATGGAGCTTGCTCGTTATAAGAACCTGGAGTCAAATACTGACCTAACCAAAGGGTATTTAATTCTTCCAAACAAAGAGATTGGTTTACTTTCAAAGCCTGAACCGACAAAGCAACAGTTGAGAAAGTTACATCACCCGCATCGTTCCATCCGCAAGTAGTTCCAGTTTGAACAGACAATGTCTCGCTCAAAAGGTTTACGTTCTGAGTTCCTTTAATACCAGGAACAACGTTTACATATTTCATTGTCACAGGGGACAATACAGCTTCAGAAATAATATCAGATGAAAGTTGGTCTACATACGCTGACAATCCGCCAAGGTCGTAGTTAAAATTCATTTTTTGTAATTTTTTCATTTTAGTATGATTTTTTATTTATGTTTATTTTTTCATCGCTTCTCTCAATCTCTTGAATGATTCCATTCTATCGATTGATGGAGATTCAGCGAATGTTTTTTGATTGTAAACTCGGTCACCAGCTGGTTCTTTGGAGAACTTTTTGAACTTTGACTCGAGTTCAGTTTGTTTAGTTACGAGAACGTCAATCTTATTCTCGATTTTTTTCAATGCTGCAGAAAACAACTCAGCAATTTTTTCAGCTGACATTTCTTCCACATTTTCTCTTTCGGTAATTATACCATCTTTGGTGATAAATCTAACTTTGTTCTCGTTTCCACTCTCGTCTTTGAGAACAACTTGGTGTTCTCCATCAGGAGCAGGAGTTTTAGAATCACCATCAAGGACATAGACCTCTTCCCCAACATCGAATGTTTTGGATTCAACTTTAGCACCTTGAGCTGTCTCTGCGATGGTGAAGGATTCATCCTTACCTTTCTCTTTGACACCTTCAATTGCTCCACCTACGATTGAAATAATCTTTCCATCTTCAGTTTCATAATCACCATCAGTGAATGGCAACAAAGCTCCATCATAAGAAACTTTCTTGGTTAAACGACCCACAGTTGGAACGTCACCTTCAACTCTCATAATCTCACCGTCTTTCAACTTGACATCTGCGAATTTTTCTTTCATTTCTTCTTCTTTTTCGATTTCAACTTCGATACCACCCATATCAATTTTGGTGATTTTAGAATCCTCATCAACTTCGATTTTAGTTCCATCCATTAACATATGATCACCAGCAGGAGCGGGGATTAAACCTTCCTCCGTAGCTACATATATCATTGCCCCTAACTCTAGTTCACCTTCCATCTTCATTGTGATACCTTGATCAGTTTTTGATTCAAAGAACACTTGTGGAGATAAACCAAGAATTTGTATAATTTTTTCAAGGGTTTTTTTACTATTCATCTTGTTATTGATTTAGTAGTTTTTTATTTGGTTTATTTTTGTTTTCTCTTTAGAAAAAACTGACTTTTCTCTAAATAGACCCTCAACCGAGAATCCACTCAAAGCATTCTGTTTGACAAGTTCCCAAACCTTCGGATCATCTACTTTCATTTGAATATACCAAGTTCCCGCAGGTAATTCAAATCCATATAATGAGGACTTATCTTTCTTGGGGTCTTCGCTAATCCAACTTTCAGTAATATAAACTTTGTCAGAACCTAACTTAATTCCGTTATGTTCTATTGAAGTTTCATCCGTTCTCTTTTGTTTCAAGAACCTATCAGCCATTTTCCTAATAGATTGTTTGGAGAAATAAACATAATACTTATTTCCAAACATATCATATCTGTGAATCATCTTATTTGGAACCATAGCAGCTCCGATGATTATCATTTTATCTTCACTAGCAACTGCGAATGTCATTTTCTCATTCTCCAATTGCTTTAATTTTCTTTCTGACCAAGTCAATGCGGCTTCACCACCCCAACTATCATACATCAACTTACCACATCCATCTTCATAAGTCTTTGATGACTCAAGGTCAACCTTATGTCTTGATAGATATGAATACATGCGCTTCAACGTGTCCACTGAAATGGGGTCTCCGTTTGCTAACTGTGATGCTCTGGTTTTACCCACCTGAGTTCCACAAGAACCCCATCCATTCTCATCAGCCCATTCGACAGCCATTCTGGCTCTGTCTCTTACACCTTGAGGATAATCTGTAATACTCTCAGCAAAATCATCTTCTGTCATTTTGATTGGAACACAATTTGGAACTTCTTTACCATCAAGTATTTTAGTTCCAATTGCTTCATATCCCTCCCAACAAGCATCTTCAAGTCCTTTGTCCTCTGCGAATAAGTTTGGACCAGTTCTTGGCATTCCTTCTTTCCATTGATCTCCACCCCTACCTTGATCTACTGATCTAATTGTTGGTCCTGGTCTTGTATCAGGTTGTAATCCTGCTGATAATGGATCAGTTGCTTCAAGTCCTCTCGTTGAATCACCAGAGTTTCTGATTTTACCTTCAGCGGTATAAATAAGTTTTACCCAAGTATGTCTGCAGTTGAATGAACCTCTCCAAGTAAAAATGTCATAATTACCAAACTCGGGGTTTGATAATTGTTCAATGTCTTCAATTCTATAAACTCGATTCTTTGATAACATATCAGCACAAAACTGACGATTCTTGTTGTCTCGTGGACCTACATATTTGAATCTTATTCTAAATTGAACTGTATCTTCTTGTGATTCTGCGTTTGGATCAGAGAACTTCTCACGACTCATTTTGAGTATCCTCTCAGGGGTCATCTGTTCAACCTTAGTCAACACCCATCCTTCATCAATTAAGTTGTTGTATGGTTCTCCTAATGTGTCAAGGAGTGGATTGTTAGCACAGAAGTCATCCTCCACAATTCTGTATGTAATAGAGTTGTCAACTTCGGGTTGTTCTTCCGAGTTGAACGCAATCCAATTTTCTTCGTGTGCTGGTGTTGAAACTAAAGAAATGGCTTCGATACCTGATTCTTCAAATTCATCATCAATAAGTAATTCAACGATTTTCATTCAATTATAAATATATTCCTTCTTAGTTTATGCCATTATATCAATGACCTTGATTTAATGGTTCTATCAAACTGTTGTTGGTTAGACATATCTTGTGCTGTCACATAAGTTTTGATAGGTCTATTGTTGGCAGTTTGAGCCATAACATCAACCAATGACTGATTACCTATTGACTGTGGTAAACCTATATTTGGCAAGTTTCCAACATCATTCATTGCTGTCAACATTGGTGAGAACATCGATGCTGACTTTGCATTCATCACGAACTCTCCATTGGATAACATCGCTGGTATGGAATCAGTAATTGACCCTCCATCACCATAAACAAATCCACCTTGATTTCTTCTTGCAACCACTCCTGTTGGTGCTGCTGCGGTTGGTGCGGTTCCTGCTCCACCTTCTAATCCACCGACATCTACAGAAGTTTTTGAAGCTCTCGTAGCACTAATAATTGCACCAATGATACTGGCAGCTTGAACTGCATATAATGCTAACGGAATTATATTTTGTGGAAAACCAATTTTTGCGGTTTGTGCCGTGCCTTCAGCCACAGCGACTTGGGAACGAGCCAATGCACTTTTTGAGAATGCAATATTTTTCTTAACCTCCAATACTAATTCTTTTGCCAATAGGATTTGTTTTGCAACCAAAGCTGCCCGACCAACAGCAGTTTCAGCACCAGCAAGTTGAATGATACCATCCAATGCCTGTGCCTTCATTGCAAATCTTTCTTGTTCGTAAGCCTGTTCGTCTTGTAGAAGTTTTAGATTATCTTGTTTTGTCTTTTCAGCATTTGCCGCTAATCTTTCGTTTTCCTTGAGTGTAGCATCAGTTCTTATTTTTTCTATTTCAGCTGCTTGTAGTGCTTCTAAAGTTTTGAACTCCTCATTGTTAGCTTTCGCCGCAGCAATAAGTGCTTCATACTTTTGATTCACAATATCAATCTCAAGTTGTGCATCATCCATCAAGGTTTCAGTCCTTGATGTTTCTATTTTTCTGAGTTGATTTTGTAAATCTTGTTGTCTCTTTAATTCTTCAGCGGCATACTTATCCCTTAATTCTTTGAGTTTAGCATCTCGTAGTGCTAACAAACTACCATCATCCTCTATACCAGCCTCTTTTAACTTTAGAAGTTTTGCCTGATAATCTGCTTCAATTGCAGCTTCTTCCTGTGCTCGTTTTGATTGCTGTTGTAATTTTGCATCATCAAGGATTTTTTGAGCCTCAAGTTCCTTAGCATTATTTTCTTTGGTGGTCTCCGCTTTTTTATCCGCTGCCTGTTTATCAATATCTTTGACTGCTAACTGATAACCAGCCTGCTGTTCCTTTAATTTATTAAGTGTATCTTGTTGTGTAGTAACGACTGCTTGTGCTTCTTCTTCAACCGCTTCGGGGTCAAAAACAAATGAAGAAAGATAATCAAAGGTGTCTTCACGTAATGTGAGTGCTTCTTCTATTACCCCTAATTCTTTCAGGCCGACGCTGACTGCGTCTATTGTTGCTAAAATCCCTGTGATTGGAATACTTATGAATTGTAATAAACCAGATAAAATTGTTTGATTCCGTTTCGCGGCGTCAACTTGAGCCTTTTTAGTATCCTCAGCACTCTGTAACGCAACTTCTGCCGCAGTTATGGCTTGATTACTTTGTTGTATTTTGAGTTGGAGAATCTCCTTCTCTGTCTTACCTTGAAGTTTGAGTTGATTAGTTTGGCCATCTAAATCAGATAGTTTCTTTTGTTCAATTTCAAGATTTTTTTGGGTTAACTCATTTAACTTTTTTTGTTCACTAGATACCCCATTGACGAGACCTACAATATCCTCCCAATAAGCAACAATAAGACCAACAGCAACGACAATAGCACCAATACCTGTCGCAACTAATGCTTTACTAAAACCCTTTACACTAATGGTTGCCGTTTTTACACCATCACTGACAGCACCGAATCCCTCTTGAGTTGCTTGAACTGTTTTACCAAAAAGTGATGAAAGACCCGTAGCATCTGCTAATGATTTTCCAATGTCCTTTACATCATTAAGAGTTTCCTTGAATTGAAATTTTAAGTCCTTGAAACTGAAACCTGAGAATTGTTTCAATAAAGCAATTGCTCCATTAAACTTACTTGCAATCTCACCAATGGGGCCTGGTATAAGTTGAAGGGATGTTAATAAGTCACCAGACCTTGTTTTGGTCTTTGCCATTTGGTCTTCAACATCCCCCAATTTGGTTGCTAATATCTCAAACTCTTCTTGAGAATATTTACCACTAGCAAGTTCAGCCTTTAATAGTCGAACCTGTTGGCTCAACTTCATTGTTTCCTCACCAGCAATTTTTACTGACTTATCGTCTACATTGAATTTTATGTCAATTCTTTTTTGAGCCATCTTATCTTATGTTAAGGGATTCCAATAGGTAATTATAATTCAACAAACTTTTCATCTTACCTTGTAAGTGATTCAGATATGTGTTAATTTGTTTTGGGGTATCATTTACCCCTTCGTCAGTTATAAATTTAATTTCCATAAGTCATTATAAAGGGTCACAAGATCCACCAACACAAATGAATATTCCTAATATTTCACCATTTGTATCAATTTGTGCTATTCTAAATACACCTGTTGATGTATCGGTTGAAGTTGCAGCATATGCAACATATCCTGCTGTCCCACCTTGATTATATATTGTATCTCCAATTGTAAGTGCTGCATAACTAGCATCTGCTGGTGTTTGAACATCTATTTGATAATTCGCATTACAGAAGTCAGAACAAGTTGCTCTAACCGTTCCGTGAGTATAAATTTGAGGTAATCCTGTTGGAGTTGGAGTTGCAGTCAATGTGCTTGTTGGTGTCGGTGATTGACCTGGAGTGCTAGTCGGTGTTTTAGTTGGTGTTGTAGTAGTAGTTGGAGTTGGGGTTATTCCTAATGTTGATGTTGGAGTTGGAGTTTGATTTGGAGTGCTTGTGTTAGTTGGGGTTTGAGTCGGTGTTGGTGTTACAACAGGACTATTACAACTACCACTGATTGTTATACCATCACATATGATAATGGGAAGTTCGGCTTCCATACATACAGAATCACCAAAATTAAGATTATAAACATCTGTGGTTCCCAAACAGGTTGTTCCTGAAATGTATTTTGTCCCACTATCTAAAGGGTCATTATGTGTATATGTTAAACAACTCATACTTATAAATATATTTTTTTTATTATTGGTTTAGGCTAAAGGAACATATTCAATCAATGGTAAGTCCTTTACCCAAATAACATCGACATTCGTGTTATTATCTATTTCTTGTGTTGATATAATCCAATCACCATTTCCATCTTGGACAGGATTGAAATACCAGTCGTGTTGGAGTTGAACACCAACCAACTGATCTTTTTGTTCTATTGTTAATAATCCTACTTTCATATTTTTTTATATTGGAGAACAACTTCCACCGATACATTCGAATAGACCTGTTACGACACCACTTGTATTTATTTCTGCAATCTTGAATGGACCAGTCGTTGTATCTGTTGATACATTGGAGTATGCTACAAATCCTGCAACCCCACCCTGTCCATATATCGTATCACCGATAGTTAAAGATGTATAGTTTCCGTCTGCTGTGGTTAATGTTGTTATGTTATAATTTGTATTACAATAATTGCTACAAGTTCCCAATACTGTTCCGTGTGTATAAATTGTTGGTAATGGTGTCACACTTGGAGTTGGTGTTTGAGTTCTTGTATTAGTTGGGGTATTAGTTGGTGTTGAATTTGGTGTTGATGCTGGTGTCGAAGATACACTCACAGTTGGTGTATTCGTAGGGGTTGAGGTTTGTGTTGGAGTTGGTGATGGACAAGCTCCGAATACTGACATTGAACCATCTGTTCCAACTTGGAATACCTCACCTCCTCCTACTGACTTAAACCATTTATTATTACCATTGAATTTATTTGCTATAGTAAATGTGGTGCTACTATATAGTGGTAATCCATAAGTTACAGCCGCTTGTTGGAATGAAGTTACACCAGCCTGTGGGACATATACGGTTTGAGTGTTACAGAAACCATTACAAGCATCCGTATCAGTATTCCATCCAATTCCACCTGTATCAACACAAAGTGTTAATGGTGTGAAGCTACTCGATGTTGAAGTTGGAGTTGTTGTATTAGTTGGGGTGTTGCTCGGAGTTGATGTATTTGTTGGTGTTGGGGTTGGTGAAACACTAGGATCAGTAATATTTCTACCTAATGTTGTGTTGAATGTTGTTATTGCATCTCTCAAACAACCCAATTCAGTTGTGGTTAAACCATCACCAATGAATGCTGTTCCTAATCCCCTATTTGAATATCCACCAAAACCAGCCGCAAATAAAATAGCTAAGGACTGACCAGCACGGGCAACATCCGTATTTCTCGTCACTGTTTGAACTCCTCCACCTGCTCTCACAAATGAAACTTGCGAATTATTTGTTCTAGTTAAACCGAAGAAGTTTATTGCTTGAGAAGGGGTCGTTGCAGTTAAGTTTCCAAGTGTTGAGTTTTGAATAGACCCAATCGTATTATTCGATAATGAACCATTTAACGCTAACCAACCACCAGGATATTGTCTTCCTATTTCGTAGCCAGCTGTTCCTGAAACTGAAATAAAGAAACCAATAGTTGTGTTTGCTGACGTTGGTGTTTGTGCACTTTCAACCCAATATGTATCCGCAAAAGCATTACTAGCATTACCTTGAATACCGAATGATTGATTATAAACCATACCACCTGCGAATGTCAATCTAAACGCTGCATTTGTATCAACAGGATTTTTAGCATTCCATTTAGCAGATGCTGCAGTTCCACCTAAGAATGGATATAGAGCATCCAATTTATCATAAACACCACATGTTTTTAGATCTGCAAATAAGGTTTGTGTTGCTGCTGATACAGTTGAAGTTATACCAGTTCCACCTGCTTGAACTACGGCTTCAAGATATAGATTTGCATCGGTATTACCTGTGGACAATGTTGCTGTTGGTGTTGGTGTGCTAGTAGGTGTTACCGTTCTAGTCGGAGTTACACTTGCAGTAGCTGTATTTGTTGGGGTTACAGTTGGAGTTGCAGTATTTGTTGGTGTCACACTCGGTGTTTGAGTAGGACAAACAAAAGGATATGATACAGTTACCTGTGTCAAAGCTTGAATACCAGGATTTATGAATCTAACCCCGTTATAATCGAAACCTTGATCGAATGTAACCGAAAATGCACCATTAGAAGTTGGTTCATATGCAACTTGTCCCAATGTTCCACCTGTCGTTCTAAATAAAGCCCAATCACATCCCCCGAAATCACAAAGATTAGTCTTAATCAAAGTTGCATAAACATTCGGTTGAATCTCTTTATAGAATACACTATAAGAATATCCATCTCCACTGAATGCTCCTTCTACAAAATAAATTTCTGATCCTACAGATCTTCCCCATCCAACATTGAATGTTCCACCAGAGTAAGTTTCCAATCTATAGTATGTTCCATTTGCATAAGTTGCGCCTGTAGTGAAACCTGTCAATACCAACTCATCTGTGCATATTGGAGTTGACGATGGTGTCGGAGTATGAGTAGGTGTTTGAGTTTGTGTTGCGGTATTGGTTGGGGTCTGTGTTGGAGTTTTAGTTTGAGTTATAGTATTAGTTGGTGTTTGGGTTGCCGTATTTGTTGGAGTATTTGTTGCGGTTTGAGTTGGTGTATTAGACGCAGTATTAGTAGGTGTCTGAGTTGCCGTATTGCTCGGAGTCTGAGTTATTGTCTGAGTAGGAGTTGATGTATTAGTAGGAGTTTGTGTTGGTGTGTTAGACGCAGTATTAGTAGGTGTCTGTGTTGCAGTATTAGTCACAGTATTAGTTGGCGTCTGTGTTACAGTCGGAGTTTGAGTTGCTGTCTGACTCGGAGTCTGTGTTTGTGTTGAAGTTTGGGTAGCAGTCATAGTCGGAGTTTGAGTAGGAGTGTTGCTCGCTGTCATACTCGGAGTAGCTGAGTTGCTTGGTGTCTGTGTTGGTGTAGATGTATTTGTTGGTGTTACTTGATTAGTTGGGGTTGGAGATGGTGTTGGTGGAGGTAATACCGCTTGACCATCCTGAACCACATTAAATGCAGTTAAACCTGAACATCCACAATCAGAATAAGCATTTACTTGATTAAAAGTATATCCTGAAGCGATATAATAATGTTGATAGTTATTACTTGGATTATCATAGCCCTGAAGAACTTGATGACAACCTAAAGCATTCAAACTATCATCATATAAAGTTACATAGTTTCCTATGTAGGCATAAAGATTAAAATTTAGATCAGAATTACAATATCTACTAGCCCCTCCCGCACAAGGAACTAACTCATAATATAATACTTTATGTTCATCATAGGTCTTTGTCAACTTAATGAGTTCTAAATCACAAATGGATGGTTCTAATAAATTGAAGTTCTCTATTTTATTAACTCTGAATATTGAGTTTTTTATTAGTATTTTTTCATCATAACGAAGTTGTTTTACCTCATTAGGTGTAAGATATATTTTTACTTTGTATATTTTGTTTTCAGGACTAATAAGATCATCAATATAATCTTTGTAATAGATGTCATATAAGTCCTCTGCAATAAACTCAAATTCTCTTGGTTGAATAGTAGTTACGTCTTCACCTTTGAAGTTAATATAGTGAGAAAAACCACTATAATTGAATGGATAAGTTGTAAATCTATTGATGTTGGTGAATGTTCGAAGTGTAAATTGTTCTGCAAACGATTGCATATAATACGGCACTTCATAAGTGAAAAATTGCGTGATACCGAAAACTCTTGTGAAACCATAATTCAAAGCAGGTAATGTCAATCCTCTGAATACAACACGTGGTAATATTTTGAATGGTTGGAATTGTTGTAAACTTGTCCCTTGACTATCGACATTCTTAATCTTAGAAAATGAAGATAAAGTCAGATAATTACTCTGCACGCTATTTATGGTGATATCAATAGGGGATGAGAAAATCAATGAAAAATTTATATTTGAGTTCTTATATGGTATATTCAGATTTATTTTATCTGTGCCGAATACTTTATTGGATGCACTCTTAAAATCTTGATTAGCATAATCTTGGTCAAGTTGAAAGTTAAAATCTAAAGTTCCATTGATAAGAGAGGTCGTTGGTGCTACTGATTGCAATTGGTTGTAATCAACTTTTGTCGTCCAATCTAATAACTCACCCTTACCAAAATATTCAACTATTGGTTCAATAATTAAATTGCTTGGTTTATCAGGATTTGGAACAACTACTAAGTTAAAATATCTATTGACTGAAGTTATAAAATCTATCTGTTTATAATCATTATCAGGAAATTCTAAAGCATAATCAAATGTTTGACCTGATAAAAGAAATCTTGGTGCATCAAAAATCTGAAACTTGAAATCTGATATTTCAACATTATTACCTTCAAAATAAAATTGTATTTGATAATTGATTTTTGGAGTTGAGAATGGGCCACGAACGAAAGAAAATCTAGCTATAGATTCTACTTGTGAACTTTGAAATTGAGAGGTGCAATTCTCATCGAATCTCACAGCAAAAGGCCCTTCATAAAATGTTTGACCAGGAAAATCATCTTGTTGATAACTTATAAGACCATATAAAGCTGCTCCTGAAGTTGAGCTTGACGTTACAGTCCCATTACCACTTTGAACACTAAGAAATGTCCCTTGATAAGTATATGGAATACCAATTTCTGAAGATGGAATTGTTACTACAAATTCTTGAAGTGTATTATCAACATAACTAAAAGTCATATTACCTGGTCCTGTGTTTACTATGGTAAACTCACAAATTCCGTTTGATTGTATTGTATAATTGAACTGAAAATCGTATACTCCTTGATAAAGATCTGGTATTGCTAAATTTGTAGTATTAGCAGACAAATTAAGATTATTACAAGTTATTCCTGAACTCGGATTGGTGGATGCTGAAGTTGAACCACTAAATAAAAAGTTTTCATTTATGTAAGTATAACAAGGAATTAAAGCGTTTCTTGAATATGGGGTTTCATCCAAGAACTTTAATGGCATATAAAATCTTTCAAAGTAAGATGTATCAAAAAAGTCAGATTGTATTTCATAACCCGCATCTTTAATAATACTTGAGTATAATTCTTTAATCTGAATTGTTGGTTTGTAGTAATAATCTCTAACAGGGAAATTAAAATTATCAAAATGACCTTCTGAAGGGTCATAAGCACCATCAACCAAATCTGAAAATTCCACCAAAGGGGTTGCAACATAATCAACAAATGGGGTATTACCAGTATAATCATAACCGATATTATAAAGCCCCCACATCGTCTTACCATTCTGATATGAATAGTTTGTCGCACCAGTTAATGGGAATAAGTTATAATCAACATTAGATTGTAATATAACTTCTGATGTGAATGGATGTGATAAATGAGATAAGTCAGTTTGACGTAAGAATTTGTCCCCTATGTTTGCAGCTAAATTTCCAACCTGATTATAGAACGTAACTTGATAAGTAAAATCTTCATCTTGAATCGTAACCCCATCCAAACGAATATTTCCAACTAGTATCTCATAACCATCCCAAGATATAATTGCATCAAATTTATCATTCGGGTCAAAATCCAAAGGTGTTGAGTTTATATCATAAAAATAGTTGAATATTTCATTATTGTTCTTCGTTCCTGGCAATGTGAATGCCTTTGAATAACTTGAGTTCTTTGATGTGATATCTTGTATTTCCCCAACGGAGAATGACATCAAAATATCTTCATCATCAAATAAATCCAAGTATTTGTGAACACCTGATATTACAGTCCTGATTCGTAAACTCATTAGTAAGGTAAGTTATATTGTCTATAAGGGGTTAATTTCAATTCAAGTTCATATTGGAATACTCTGTCGTATTTCTGTTGATATTTCTTCACCTCTTTATTCAACACTTGAACTGGTAATAAATATGGATATATCAATGACTGATTATCTTGTGGTGTCCAATCATCTTTAATAACATATACAGTTGGGGACATAATCAATTCTTCAATTATATCCACGTCATTCTGTTTTACAAAGTTTGATGCTACTGTCATAAATTCTGCTGCATCCCCATAATAAACTGTTTCAGATGAATCATAACTTTGCATATTCCATACCGTTGAATTTAATGTCTTCTGTGATCCATATATCTTCTTTTGTGGGGTCTTAGCATATTGAGATTTCTTTGTGAAGGTGAATGTATCCCATACTCCATTTCTATTGATAAACAAGAAGTTTACAGGATCATTGAAACACTCAGGTTCCATCATCTTGTATTGAACAATTTCAGATACACCAGCAGAATAGTTGGTATCACAAGATCCACTTGACAAGAAGATCGCTACATCACTATTTGGTCTTACATTAGGGTTTTGTTTCCAATTGACATATGCAATTCTTTGACCCAAGAATGAGTTATAATTTGTGGGGTTTTGAGTGTATGAAATAGGTTGTGAATAAACCACATCATAGTTAAGTTGAGCATTTGGCCCATTCTTTTGTAAGATACTCACAGATTCAATTACTGATGAGTTATCATACAATGGGTTCTCACCATACATAAATCCTAATACAATAGGACAAGTATAATAATGAGATCTATATCTTGTTTGAATTGGTTGTCCATTTAGGATGGTCATTGGTTTTGTTTCCTCACCAAATGTTCCCATAAACTTACCATTTATGTTGAATGGAATAACCCCACTATTCATAGCGAAGTCATATACCTTTGTATTCCAAAAGTTATATTGACCATTTAGATTGACACCAGAATAATAATAATTTAGATATGGATTGTCCGATACCCCATATCTTTTATTGTCTTGAACACCAGGCCATACCATCACACCATAAGGTTGGGTTGCAGCACTAAGAGGATTTATTGTTTGTCCTGTGAACCCTGAATAAACCCCGTAGTTTGACGAATCTATTATGATGGTAGTTGTCCCTCCACTTGCATACTGAACCCCAAAAATCAAACGATATTCGTTGATATGATAGATGTTCTCAAACCCATTATAACCACCATTGAAACCATTAGAATAACTTATGAAATTTATAGGTAAATTATTGATTGTTGCTTGTGATGTTTCTTTGTCCACATTCACCAATGATGAATTTGTTACAGATACAGCATAGGGGTCAGATTCTGCAAAACCAGTATCAGTGTCATAAATCATCGACATATTTCGAGGATTTGGTTTTACAATATTTCTGATAATCGTTTCAACATTGAAGATACAATTTCCAAACTCATTGGATGGGATAAGTAGTCGAGCTATTTTACCTGATTCTTGTGTTGAACCAGTTGTGTTATTAGGACCCATATCATTTTGATAGGGGTTCTTATAGATGTCCACAACCAAACGAATATCGGTGTAAGCAGAATAACTATTTAATGCCACATTCCAAGTGTGGTCAGAATGTGTTTCTGTTACCGATAGGGGTTGTTGTAATATTGTTAAATTGAAGCTCATTTTATTTTGATGGTATTTCTCTATTTAATGTTCTGATAATGAAGTTTTCCACGTCGTCTCCAACTGCATTATATAATCTTTCAAAATCATCTCTAAATTCTGGTGGAGGATTCATTAAAACATCTTCCAATGAATCATAGGCTTTATCATAAATGTTGGTTCTTCTAATACCAAACTTATGTATGTTCTTTTGTATTGCGAATGCTAAACTCAACTGACTACCTTTTACGAATCGTCCTTTCTTATCACGTCTTCGTATTCCCCTAATTTTTATCCAATCCAATAATGCTTTGATTGGAACAAACTTACCACCTTTTTTACGACCAAGATTAACATACTTGAAATAGTCCATATATTCTATTTCCAACATAAGTCCATCTTGTGTTTCAATGACCTTTGTCTTTATACTATTCAATAACTTACCAGACGCAACTTTGTTGGATAGACCCCTAACTGAAGGGTTCCCAAATGGATATATTTTTGCCTTTATTTTTTGTCTATAAAAAGCGGCAAACATATCACCTAATTGTTGAAGTTGTTGTTCTGTTAAATCATACATAGGTTATCAGGTTGGACAGGTTCCAAATAATGACATTGCTCCGTCATTATCAACTTGGAATATTTCAGATTTATCGGTTGAACCATACCATTGAGAATTACCATCATATAAGTTTGCTGGTATGAAAACAGGTGATGTATAGATCGGTAACCCATAAGTTATTGCAGCTTGTTGGAAGGTTGTTATCCCTGTCTGTGAAATGTAAACTGTGACAGGGGTGCAAGTTCCAGAACAAATATCATTTGTTGAATTGAAACCATTTACCCCGTTGCTAGTGCATAAACTTATTGTGGAATATGTCAATGGGGTCGTTGGAGTAGGAGTACTAGTTGATGTTGGGGTTGGACTAGATCCTGTTGTAGCAGTTGGACTTTGAGTAGGGGTTTGTGTTTGAGTAGGTGTTCCCGTATTAGTTGGAGTTTGTGTTTGAGTAGGTGTCTGTGTATTAGTCGGGGTATTTGTTTGAGTAGGTGTTGGTGAAACACAAGGATCAGCGGGGAAGTCATCAAATGCTGCCACACATCTATCCAAGTAAGTTTTGGTTTTGATTCTAATGGTTGCTGAATATCCACACAATAAGTCCTCATATTCTTCAATGAATGGAACCATTGTTACAGCATCATCCAAATAATAATATTCGTTATAGTTTCCGAGTTGTTCTGTAACAGATAATCTGAACATAGATATAACATCATTCATTATCTGCAATGTATCAGACAATATGTCAGTCATATTATCCATATCACGTTTCATAATATCAGATACGATCAAGTTGAACTCAAATGTCATAAACCCAAACTCTTGGATTACATTAGCGGGAACAACATAAAGATATGGATAGTAAGGTGATTGATCGCTTGGGTTAACGACTTTATCCCTTCTATCTACTTGATAAGTGAACTCATCCAAATCACCAAATCCGAATGAGTTTATTTGTTTGTGTCTATTAGCCAATAACTGAAAGTCATCGACTATATTTTTTAGATTGAGAGCATTTACTGTTTTTGTCATCTTTGTTCTTTCATTTGTTTTTTAATTGCTTTCTCTTCTTCCGAACGTAAGTCACTAAGATACGACAGATGGTTGAGACAAAGAATAAGGGGGAGACTAGTAATACCATCAACTTTCCAAACTTTGTTCTCTGAGAGTTGAGCAATCCAGATATAGTATCCCCAAAATTTCGAGAAATTATTACTATCTTTATCCCCCTCCACATCCACTTGTTCTTTGAATAAAGTTCCGAAAGACCGAACAATCCCTTTTCTAAAGTCCATAAAAAAAAAACGGCACCCTCAATATATTTCAAAGGTAATTGTTTGAAATTCTCTATATTCTTCTTGAAGTTTGTTTCACCATACTTCTTACCCTTCTCAGTGTATAAATATGCCGCCAACTCATTTAGATTGGCAACCTTATAGGATTCGTCCTTCATTACAAAACTATCAATATCTACAAACTGACCGAATGTTATATTACTAAAATCGACCAACTCATATTCAACACCTTTGTGTTTCATAGTATGGAACACTTGTTTCGATTCTTGATTGATGTATGAATGTAATAATTCACCACAAGAAACTATCGCTTGAGCATCCCCATCTCTGACTTGCTCTGGTTCCAAACCAGTCATTTCAGATATCATCATAATATACATATCGACTTCATCATATATGTCTTTGAACTTCATTATGTTCTGCCATTTTTCAATGGTTAATTCTTGGAGTTCGAATTTTTTACTGTCGTATTCTATGTATGTTCCTGCCATATATCTATAAATATAATTTTTCTAAAATCGCTTACATTACGTAAACTCCCGTATTACGAAATACCTTCATTTCAAGGACATAGCGTAAGGGGTCAATTAAGTGGTTATTATCATCCACTGGCTCATCAAGGTTATTATTATTTTTGTCAGTTTTCCAAACATAACTTAATAACTCTTGTTCAAGATTTGTAGATGATTCGTGAATATAAAAATTGTTTCGTTTAATAAGATCAATGCCGTGTAATATGGAGTTCTTCTTTACTGGCTTCGCATTGATACCTTGTCGTCTTAATTCTTCAATAGATTGGGGATTTGCACTATCACAAATGAAATCATCTTTGAGGTTTATACCCAAGTCCTTTATCTTATAGATAAAGTCAGGTATGGTGATATTTCTGAGATACAACAATTCCTTACAATAAATTGACTCCCCGTTCTTATGAACTTGTATCAAAGTGCAAGGATCTTGGAATCCAAAGTCAATTCCATAACCAAGCAATTTAGAACCCTCTGGTAAGGTTGAATACTTCTGCTGATGTGAGAATACCATTTTGGTGGGAAGTCCTCTCTCACCCAATCCAAATACCCTCCAC